CGACCCGCGCCGTCTCGAAAGCGCCGGACCCCATCAAGCCCCTTGGCTCGCGTGAATCGGCGTCCAAAGACCCCTCTGAAATGTCGATGGACGAGTACGCCCAGTACGCGAAAGAACGCGACGCCAACGCTCGTAAGGCCCGGTCTCGACGATAGCGCCAGATCCTGATTAGGGTCTGGCTCGGGAGACATTCATGAGCAGCCAGACCCTACTTACCCCCAGTATTATCACCAAAGAAAGCCTGTTGATCCTCGAAAACAACCTGGTAGCGGCGAACCTCGTCAACCGGAAATTCGAGAATCAGTTCGTCAAAATCGGCACCAGCCTGACCATCCGCAAACCCAACCGCTTCACGGTATCCAGCGGCCCGGGCCTGCAGATCCAGGACATTGCCGAACCCTCGACCAGCATCACCATCAGCAATCAGAAACACGTCGACTGGCAGTTCAGCAGCCAGGATCTGACGTTGGTAGTGGAAGAATTCGCCGAGCGCTACCTGAAGCCGGCGATGGCTTCGCTGGCCAACCAGGTGGATTACGACACCCTGCAGAACATCTTCGCGTTCAGCAACATTGTCGGCACCCCGGCCACCATTCCGTCCAGCTTCGCCACATCGGTGCAGCTGACCGGCCAGCGCCTGGACGAACTCGGCGCGCCGCAGGAAGACCGCCGGTTAATCATGAACCCCGCCTCGTACTGGGCGGTGGCCAACGGCCTGTCGAACAACTTCGTCACGAAGACGTCCGAACCCGCGTTGATCAAAGGCTATCTGTCCACCATCGGTAATCAAGAGCTGTACATGGACCAGAACATCGGTGCCCAGGCGGCCTCGGTATACGGTGGCACGCCCCTGACCAACATCGTCACCCCGCAATCGGGCAATACCGTCGTGACCGATGGCTGGACGGCGACGACCACTGTTCTGGCGGTGGGTACGGTGTTCACCATCGACGGTGTGTTCAACATCAACCCGCAAAGCCGTCAATCGACGGGCGTGCTGAAGAACTTCACGGTCACCACGGCGACGGTCACCGATGGCTCTGGCAACAGCACCATCACGTTCTCGCCGGCGATTGTGACCAGCGGCGCGTACCAGAACGTGTCGGCCGCGGTCGCGGACGGCAAGGCCATCACCATCAAAACCGGCCTCACCACGGTCAGCCTGTTGCAGAACTTCGCGTTCTGCCGCGATGCCATTGGTCTGGTCATGGTGCCGATGGAAATCCCGGGCGGTGTCGATTTCGCTGCGCGCGAGACCTACAAAAACATCAGCATGCGGGTCATTCGGGCGTACGACATCAACAACGACGTGTTCCCGACCCGCGCGGATATTCTGTACGGGACTGCGCAATACTATGACGAACTGGGTGTGCGCCTGACCAACTAAGGCACAACACCGTCGCGCTCCGGCGCGGCGATTTCACACCCTTTTTCACACCACGAGGACTTCATCATGAGTTATGTGAATAGCGCGGTCCGCCAGCTGTCGGACCAAAACCCGGAAGGCACCGTACTGGGCGCCAGCATCACGGACAAGGTGTCGCTGTACGGCGTCACCCCGATAGCGCAGCGCGCGGGCGCGGCGCAGGCCACGTCGCTGGTCGGTACGGCGTCGAGCACAGACGTCGATACCGCGCTCAAAGCGGCGGTGATTGAAATCATGAACACCCTGACGGCGATTGGTATTTGGAAGGGTGCGGCGTGATGGAAAAAGGGCGGGTGGTCTTTTGTACGCCCTCCCTGAAGGGGCCGACGGCGCCTTATTTGGCAGCGCTGTCGGCCTCCATTCCCTTGATTACCGCGGCCGGCTGGCAGGAGCTGTACGTTCAGGAGCTGGGTAATCCGTATATCTCGGCGGCGCGCGCGACCATGACGCGCAAGGCCCTGGATGCCAAGGCCGACGTCATCGTCTATCTGGACTACGACGTCAGCTGGAAGCCCGAGGATCTGCTCACCCTGATTGAAACCCCGGGCGATGTCGTCGCCGGCCTTTACCGCTTCAAGACCGACGACGAGGCGTACATGGGTACCCTGCGCTGCGATCACGAAGGCTATCCGCGCGCCCGCAAGGACGGCTGCGTGCTGGCCGACAAGGTCCCGGCGGGCTTCCTGAAGGTCACCAAAGGGGCAATCGCCCGCTTCATGCGCGCCCATCCCGAACTGGTGTTCGGTGAGCCCTACAATCCCTCGGTGGACCTGTTCAACCACGGTGCCTATGAGGGCGTCTGGTACGGTGAAGACTATGCGTTCTCGCGCCGCTGGAACGCGCTGGGTGGCGAAATCTGGATCGTCCCCGACCTGGACATCAGCCACCACACCGAGACGGTGGAATACCCGGGCAATTACCATCTGTTCCTGCAGCGGCAGCCGGGTGGTGCCCTGGACCCGGCCCGCGCTACACTGGATGCTCAATCACTCAAGAGGGCATAACCATGGGACTTCTCACCGAACAGGCGCAGCTGCTGAAACAGATCGCGGAAGGCTTCAGTGCCGCCCGGTATGGCCACCACGATCTGCACAATGCGATGGCTGCTTTCGCCGAGTCGGCAAGCACGGCATTCGATGCGCTGGAACAGCGGGTTGTCGCGCTGGAATCGAAGAACGTCGCCGGCGCGAACGTCAAAACGAAGAAAGCGACTCCTGATACCGAGGGTGTGTAATGACGATTCGGGTCACCATCAAAAACAACAGCACCACCCTGCAGCCGCAATTGATCGTCACCACCATCGATGCGGACAGTCACGGTGATGCGGTGCTGGCCCCGGGTCAGACCGCGGATTTTGTGGTGTCCGAGGCGTCCTCCCTGCGACTGTTCCAGCGCGGTGTCGATGTCAGCGACGAGCAGCGCATAGCGGATCTGCAGGCGCAAATCGATGCGATCAAGGGCGGTGGTCAACCCGCTGACGAGGCTGGCGAATGAGCACCGTGCGCCAGCTGTTCCAGGCGGCTCTTGAGGAAATCAAGGTGTATTCCCCGGGCGAAACGATCAACGCCGCGGACACCGATCGGTGCCTGGAGACCGCCAATGACATGCTGGACAGCTGGAGCAATGAGGCGCTGTCCTGTTATGCGATCCTCGAGCAGTCGTTCCCGATGGTGATCAACCAGGCGGCGTACACCATCGGTGAAAGCGTCAGCGCGGACATCAATGCGGTGCGCCCCCTGAAGATCATTCAGGCGTACATGCAGGACACCAATGGCAACAACTACCAGCTGGACCTGTACGAGCGCGACCGCTGGAACGATCTCGGCCTGCGCACGGTCACCGCCCAGATCCCCTCGGTGTTGTTTTACGACCCGCAATACCCGCTGGGCATTATCAACATCTTCCCGGTGCCGCTGATCAACTACACGGTGTTCATCGACTCGTATCTGCAGCTCACCGAGTTCAGCGGCCCGGATATGGAAATAAGCTTTCCACCCGGCTACAAGCGCGCGCTGCGCACCAACCTCGCGTGCGAAGTGGCCGACTTTTTCGGGGTTACACCGAGTAAAAAGCTGGAAGAAAAAGCAGCACTGAGCAAGGGCAACATTAAGCGGACCAATATCCGCGAAGTGATCGCCAAGTACGACAGCGAAATCGTTTCACGACCCAATAGCACCTATAACATCTACACCGATTCGAACGCGCGCCCGAGTTCAACGGGCTAATTGACCCGGAGCGTGCTGTGCGCCTCACCGATTTAAAACCGCATTTCCTGCGCTACGCGCCCGAGGGCGACCGGACTATCTGGCGCACTGTGCCCACGCTGGCGGAGGCGCAGGGTCTGTCGTTTCTCTGCCCGCTGTGCTGGCGCGCGAACGGCAATACGTCGGTCGGCACGCACTCCATCTGCTGTTGGTCCAGTAGCCGCGGCGTGCCCGATGACGCAACGCCCGGCCCGGGCCGCTGGCGCATGACCGGGACCGGCTTCGATGATTTGACGCTGAGCGAAGAAGTCGGAAAAAGTCGCTCGATCCTGCTCACCACCGGCTGTGGATGGCACGGCTTTATCACGGCGGGTGAGGTGCATGAATGAAAACGCCTTTCCTCGGCGGTGCCTACCGGAGCCTGTCGTCCCTATTGGCCGGCCAGCGCTGCATCAACCTCTATCCGGAAGTCGTCGAAACCAAGGACGGCAAGGAAATTGCCGGGTTTTACCGGGTTTCCGGCAAAAAACCTTGGATCGATCTCACCTATGAATTGGACAGTGTCACCCTCGACGCGGGGCCGATTCGCGGCGATGGGCTGGTGGTGGGCAATTACCAGTACGTGGTCGGCGGCAATCACCTGTTCCAGGTCAATATCGACGGTTCGTTCGTGGTGGTCGGTACGCTGGTCGGGCGGACGGGCCCGGTCTCGCTGCAGAAGAACAACAATCAGCAGATATTGATCGTCGATGGCCGCAACGCCTACGGGTTCGATACCCGCGGCGTGAAAACCCTGGCGGGCAAACCGCTCACGGTAACCGGCGGCACTGACTACGGCGGCGACCCGCTCATCAACAACGCGGCCAAAGTCAATGGCGCGGGCCAGACCGGCGCATCGCTCATCACCGACGGGTGGCCCGCTTCCATTACGCTGCCCACCGGCTTTCGCTTCATTCTGTCGGGGGTGGATGCGTTCGGCAGCTCCGATCCCTGCGAATTCACCCTGACCGCCCCGGCCAGCGTCAATGGCAGTGGGCAGGCGACGCTGGCGATTTCACCGTCCATCGTGGTCGGCTCCACCGTGACGGCCGGCCCCGCCGATAACGCGCTGATCACGGTGATCGGTCAGTACATTCTGAGTGACGGCTGGACCCCGAGTATCACGCTGCCCACCGGCCTGCGCATGACATTCCCGGGGGTGTACGCCTTTGGCAGTGCGGCCCTGCAGGTGTTTGCCCTAGCCGCGCCGATCAGTGTGTCGGCGGCGGGGGTGGCGATCCTCAACGTCACGCCGGCGATGGCGCCGTTCGGGGCGAATGAGAATGTCACCGGGACACCGGCCGATAATGCCGCGATTGCCGTGCGCGTCGCCGGTGGCACGCCGCTCACCGCCCTCGACGGCCAAACCGGCAGTCAGGTCAACACCACCGGCTGGACGGCCTACACGCTGATTCCCACCGGCACCACCTTCACCATCGCGGGGCTGTTCGAACCGGGCACCGGGATCCCGCTGGTGTTCACCACCACCAGCCAAGTCGTGGCCAGCAGTACCGGCGCCGCGGTGCTCAATATCACGCCCTCGCTCAATGGCAGCACTGCATCGACGTTCGGCACCATCGACCTGCCATTCGTCGGCGCGGGTCCGGTGATGGCCAGCTTCCAGGATGGGTTCTTCCTGATCAACGAGGGCAATACGCAGAATTGGTGGCAGTCCGGCCTGAACGACGTGTACACGTTTAGCGGCCTCAATTTTAGCAGCGAGGACAGCCAACCCGATCCCATCGTCGGCCTGATCGAATTGGGCCGGCAGCAATGGCTGTTCGGCAGCACCACCACGGCGGTGTGGGTGAATGCCGGTGTCTCGGGCTTCTCGTTCCAGCGCCTGCAGGGTGTGTTTATAGAACAGGGCTGCGCGGCCCCCTTCAGTATCTGCAAATCGAACGATGCTATCTTCTGGGTGGGCAGCAACGACCAGGGCGAGGGGTCGATCTGGCAGACGGCCGGGTATGCGCCGAAACGGATTTCCACCCACGCCATTGAATACGCGCTG